AGTAAGCATGTGCTGTGTTTTATCAAAGAAATCTATAAGAAACCTTGATCCTCTAACAGCAGCAACGGTCTGTTCCTTTACTTTATTAGAAAACATAGCAAACATTTGAGGGATTTCTTGGTCTTCATTGTACCAAAGGCCACCAATAGCTAAGAATGACTCCCCTTCTTTTCTAGCAAGATAGCACTCAGAAGTCTCATACATCTCATGCATAGCTTGATGAAAGTCATTATGCCCAAGTAAAACCAGCTCTCGTTTGTTTTCTTGAGTAAGGTTTTCAACCACCTCATCAATGTGATCTAAGGTAAAAGGGGTCAGATAATACTGGCCCCTTTGAATTATTTTAACCTCTGTAGAGTTGCTGGAAGCCATCTTCGACCTGCTTGACAAAGTGCGGATCGCGCTTCGCGGGATTAAAGTATCGCTCATCTTGCATCATCTCCCTAAGTGATTGCTCGGTTACACCACTTGTAGGCTGTGCATCCCCAGCAAATGATCCATCCTTCATAGCTTCCATAACAGCTTCTATTGCAATAATACCCTCGTGGCTTTCGCACATACGCTCAATCGCTGGTATTGCATCACTTGGAAAGAACTTATTAGCAAACATAGATGCAGCTTGAATCCTATCATTTGCATTATCGCCTAGCTTTGCAGCCTCGGCCTCTATGTCTGGCTGCGCTCCATTAATAGCTTCGGCATACATCTCAATGCCTTTCTGAAACTCTTCCTGACTATAGCCATTCTCAAATGAATGCTCAGACCACCACTTGAGCAAGTCATTATCAACGGCCATGTCCTCGTCAACAACGTCTGGCAATTGATAGTCGCCAGCAGTTTCGGGCCTGTCACCGAAAGCTTCTGATTGTATTTCTTCTAAGAGTTTGTTGCGTATATCTTCCTCTTTGCCACCCAGCTTTGACTCAAGTTCTTTATACGCTTTGGCTAGATCTTCACCTGTGTTGTACTTCTCAGGTAGCCACTCTGGACGTTCTGGCGCTGAAGCCTGCTCAACATCTGCTTCAGTCACAAAGTCACGGCCATCAGCTTGTGCTGCTTCTACTGCTGCTTCTTCACTCATTTGTTCTTACTCCTATGTGAATGTGCAATGCGCTGCTCTATAAGGCCAACAATATAACGCTGCCCTTCCAGATGTCGCAGTTCTTCTGTAGTCACATTAGGGCCATTTACCATTTCTATAGTAATAGAGCGCAAATAGCGTAAGACCTCTTTGCCAGTTGGCGTCTTAAAGATCTCTGCGATGTTGTGGCTTACATCCGCATCTTTGTCTGATGCTCGCTGTATTCCGTCAATTCCAATGTTAACCTTGTTCGGCAACCATCTGTCCTTGCTGTTGTTGCGCCATTTGCTGCGCTAATGCAGCTATTTGTTTACGCTGTTCTTCATCACGAATCAAGCTCTCTGGCACACCAAATTTCTTAGCAAGGTGAATTGCTGTTTGTTCACTGTCAATTAGAAGCTGCAACATCTCAGGTCCAAAGGAACCACCAACCAATTCAAGGAACCTAGCAACACTAGAAATATCCTGATTAGCTTGCGCTTGAGCAAGTGGAGATACAGATCTGACTTTAACTTCTCTACCGTTTACTGTAGGTACTTCTATGCGGCCCTGCTTCTTCAAGATGTATATTACACGTTGAAGTACGGGCTGCACGAGTTCAGCTTGCAACCTTCCAAATGCAGATCCCATTCTACGAGATAGGTCAGCCATACGCTCTGCTACTTCTGTTGCTGTTGCTGGCGTTTTATTAGGATCACCCAGCATATCATTGTATAGCGCACGTTTAATATTCAAGCGCATGTCGCTTAATACTAGCTGCGCTACATCAAAACGACCAGCTGCTTGTATTGGCTGAAGTCCCTGACTTCCCATAGCCTTTGGTATAATAGACCCCGGAACCAATTGAATAGTATCAGGGTTAATAACGCCATCATCTTCCATCTGGTAAATGCCAGAGATAGACATCTGAGCGTTCTCAAGAATAAGCTCAATGGTTAGATTGGTAGTCTTAATTGCGGAAAGAGCATTAAGAAGCGGCCCACGGCCATATATCTCACCAGCGCACTTAGACCAACGGAAGCAAACAAAAGGATTTGAGCCAAGTCCAGTCATCTGTTTCTTACTCAAACAGGTGTTTGTTGTTAAGCAAATAGCGTAACTCAAGTAAGCTTCTTGGTTTTTCTTAGAGTAGTCGCGGCATACAACCTCAAGAACTGTAGTTAACCTTCTTACGCTCACGGTAAACGTGGTCAATCTTATCGTCGGGGCCAGTATCTAGTACAAGATGAGGAAGCGGTATCGCAGAAAAGATCACTGGGTTGATTGAATCGCCCTCTTCCACGCACAGGACACCAGTCCCGACAGCCAAGTCCATGAAGGATTCATGCACCTCTTGGCTAAAGTTAGAGTTCTGTAGAACCTCAAAAACGTATTCTGTAACTTCATCTAGCTCATTATCAACAGCTTCCCGTTGATCTGGCGGCACCTCACTACCAGCCATAAGATCAGCCCATCTAGCAAAGTTAGGAACAATTCCAGACTGTAAGCGACTAGCAAACTCTTGAACGCCAACTACAGCAGTCTCATCAAATATCTTTTCGTCTCTGCGCTGGCCTCGCTCCTCATAGTAAAATGATTCACGCTGCGGCAAAGCATACTCATAGCACTCTTCAAATAGAGGAACCCAGTTTTCCCTTAAAGCTTTAGCTTTTTGGTAAGACTTGATATATTTTTTTGCGACTGCATCTTCGGCCATTATCTAAACCTACCCATGAATGATTGGCGAGAAGCCTTAAACAAAGAACGCCTTGTGCCTCTACCGCTTCTTGCCTCTATAGCTTCAGAAATATCTTCACGCTTTTGCTTGGCGCGTTTTTCAACTTCCTCACGCTGAGCAATGTCAGCTTCAACCCTTTGATCAGCTGCTGCTTGTTTTTCTGCTACGCTTGGGCCACCACCAAAACACATGACAATCTCCTTCTTTTACCCTTCGTAAGCATAGAAGAGAATAAAATTCAATGCACAAACTACATCCTAGACCAGAAGCTAGGTTTGTTTCTTTGCTTTGGTGATCGATTAAACACATCAAAGTTACGCTTTGCAATAACTGGTCTGGCTGGTTTTTGAGAGTTCATCAAAGCTCTACCCTCACCAGCGCCTAAGAATAGGTACTGAGCCGCATCGTGAACATGGCTAAACATATTCTTGTCTGGTTTATCTGCGTATCTCTCACCGCTAACTTCCATACGTTTATACGCATAGCCACCTTCAAACCCCTTAATTAACTGGGGGCATCGTCTGTCTATTAGTAGTGCTGGCTTACCTTCGACCATCTTCGTCAACTGGGAGGATACCGACTCTAGTCGGAGGTCAACAGAGTTGGAAGGCGCAGGAAACGCCTTCAAGCCAGCACCGCGCAGAATATGAAAAGGAGTCGATTCATCAGTCTGCGCTCTAAAATCACCCGCAGGATCGCCGTATATAATTACTTCAGAGGCAGCAGCAAACCTAGTGGATAGTTCGTTTCTAAGAACCTCGGCAAAACGCACGATGCCCATGTCTACCGCCACAATTTCTGACTGTAGAAACCACCTTCCCCTTACCTTTTGACCAAAGACCGCAGCAGGAGTTAGACCAAAATCCACACCAACATACACTGGCATGTTTGCAGCAACGGGTATTTCTTCTTGAGCTATGTGAACTTCTGATGCAAACATTGGATATACAGGCTTTCCGTCTTGAATGTGACCCAATCGGTTCATCACATAAACATCTATCCATGATTTAGTCTTTCCCCGAATGAGGTTTGGATAGTAGCTCTTAAGCATGTTCTTTGTGTTTTCAGCCTTTGGGTTTGGATCATAGTCTTCTATTTCTCCGTCTTCTGTTTTCCTTTCAACCATCCCAGAGGGCTGGGTATAGAAAGACCAGTTATCCGGCTTGACCAACATCTTAGCTTGCTCACGCGGAATATGATCTGGGATTGGAACTTCGGCAGACATAATCGGCCACCAGTGATCTTCCTCAGGGGCGTTGGTATCGGCAATAACGCCAGTCCAAGAAGGGCCACCGTCACGCATAGAAGGATAACGGCCAACACGCATCGTACAGGCATCAATAATACTCTTAGGAATTTCCCTCGCTTCATTGATCCAGATCCCAGTAAGCTCCAATGATAAAAGTTTTTTAACATCCTCTGGGCGATCAAGCGCCAGAAATATAACCTCAAGATCTATATCCCCCTTTTGAATCCTATGGGTGTAGGGCACTGACCAAGTAAACTTGCCCCAGTCATTCTCTGGAAACCAGTCCAACCAAGTCTTAATTGTAGTAGTTCTTAACTGAGGATTGGTATTACGAATAATAGCCCAACGGCTTTTGCGTAATCCATCTGGCCCTTTTTTCTGCTGAATAGCGCGGCGAAATACTTCCACACAGCAACCAACAGATTTCCCAGAACCAACAGGGCCTCTTATGCCACGAAAGAAAGTGTCATCCTTCATAAAGGTCTTGAGTACATCACCGTCAGGCTTGTACTTAAAGTCTATCATCTATAACCCTTATCGACTCCAAATCGGATCATATCTTCAACTACTTCGGGCGCAATGCTTTCAATCAGCTTATCGCAAGCCGCATCGCTAACTAACTCACTGCTAGCACCAAACTTCTCTACAACATAACTAAGATGCACTTTGCGTACAATGCCACGAAGAAGCTGTAAATCTTCTTGTTTAATAGTGTTTATAAAGCTCACTTCTTAGCCGCTTTCTTTTTTGGTGCTGGCTTTGGGTCTGGGCCCTCAACAAGTCGCCGCGAAGAAGGGGTTCGAGTAGCCCCTGAGTAAGTTGTACCACCTAATGTGTGAGTCGGCCCTTTATAGATTTTATTATCGTTTGCTGTATACCAAGCCATTATGTCCTATACTTCCTTACTTTATTGGCAATAGCTTTCGGTTGAGCCACATGCTGCTTACCTGCTGCCTTACCCTTTCGTTTAGCTGCGGTTGTAGCTGCATATTCAGAATCACTAAGAGCAGCAATAGCCTTACTAGGAAGATAACGCTCACCTGTCTTACTAGACTTCTTGCCAGACTTAGTGCGCCACTTCTGCTTGCCCCAGTTAAGCAGCGACTTTTGAGAGGAGGCCAGCATTTTTATCACGCTTTTCTACATAAACAATTCCGTCACCAAGATCATTTACCCAACATTCAAATTCTATATCTCGATCTCGAAGCTCTTCAATAATACTTCCCATTCTTTCAACGCATGCAAATTTTATTCTCATTTATATCCTCCACCAGCGGCCTTATACCGCTTTGCTAAGAGTTGCGCTTTTCTTGCCGACCACTTGCCAGCAGCAGTGCCCTGAACATTAGCCGCCTTTATTCTGTTAAACAAAGACTTCCGCATCTTAGGCTTGGTATAATTACCAGCAGCATTAACCGCCATCTTGCTCCTCGCTTATGTTCTTTTGACTGCGAAACTTTTCACTAGCAGCGCTTTCCAGCTTCTTAACCTTCTTCAGCAGATTCTCGCGCTTTAAGCTAGTAACCATCTGCCCATCAGAAGTGCCAAGAAACTCCTTAACCTTGCGGCGCAACTTAGTCACCATAGAGTAATCTTCTGGCATGTTTTCTAATTGCTTAGAAAGCAACGAATAACGAGCATTTATTTTATCGCGCGGCGATCCACCTTTAGGCATTCTTATTCTTCTTTATCTTAGCAGCCATAATCCGCTTCTTTAAACCCTCAGGCAAAGTCTTCTGACTACTGGTCAATAAAGACTTCTTAGGACGCCCAACCTTAGATCCATAAGTTCCCTTGCCCTGTGGCATCAGTATCTCCCCATTCCTAATAAACTCCTGCGCTGCATTCCCTTCCGCATCTGAGGTACATCACCAAGCGTCTGCTCTGGGCGATCAACAGGCTTCATACTCAAAGAAGGCAAAGGCTGCTCCTCAGGCTTCTTCTCTTTATAAATCTGCTCAGCACTCTTGCCACTGCTTCTTCCAAAACACATCAGCTTTGCCTATGCCTCCTTGCAAAATTCCTAGCCGCCTCAACACTGCCAAAACCCCAAGCCTTCAAGGCTAAAGCCTTTCGAGTAGGGCGACCCTTCTCATCCTTCATCGGCCCCTTCATCCCAGCAAACCGAGCGGCAAACGAAACCTTGCGGCCAAAGTCCTTGCTCTTTTTAGAAGGAGTCTCCTTAACAGGAGCCTTTAAATTAGACCCCTCCTTACGCTTGAAATAAGCGCGACCAGCAGCATTCAAGCCACCCTCAGGATTCTGATACTTCTTCGCGACCATATCCAACACTCTTCAATGCAGCCTTGGCAACACTCGTATCCGCTCTAGGCGGCTGCGCTTCAGGCTTCTTCTTGAATCTACTCATAGCAAAACCTCTACACTAAAAAAATATTACTAGGCAATGCACAAAACAGTGGAACGCTTTAGCGTTTCAATGGCAGCCCACTGTGTTTGGTGCAATGCACAAACCTTTAGGGCTGATAATGTGAGTGAGGGACTATTACAGTAACTAGCTGCTAGGTTTTTCCCCCTACCCCCCTGCTACAGCCTAGCTTGCAACGAATTAACCTAGATCAATACTGACCTTGATGTCACCAGCCACTTGTACTTGGCTTCTATCAATGGGTTTATAGCCAGCACGATCCAACAAATCCTTACTCGCTTCCAGCTGAACGTACTCAGACTTAGCACCCTGTGACAGCCTACGCACTGTGTTAACAGCTACGGTAGCACTAAGTCCA